AATGACGACCGTCTCTCGGATGGCGAGGACGGCGAGCAGATGTACCCATGGAAGCGCTGGCATGTCAAATCTGATCCGTTCGGGAACAACACCGAGAAAGCCGTCGAATTTTTCTCCCCGGCGTCGAACTCTCAGGAACTTCTTCAAGTCTATATGGCTTTTTCTGGTCTGGCTGATGAACACTCAGCGATCCCGAAGTTTATGACCGGCAATCCGCCCGCTGGCGGGTTAGGCCGCACAGCGAGCGGTCTAAGCATGCTGATGCAGAATAGCTCAAAGATACTTCAGACAGTGGCGTCGAACGTAGATCGCGACGTGATCGACGGAGTGTTGAGCGGCTTGCTCGACATGGTGATGCTGACCGATACGGACGGGCTTCTCACTGGCGAGGAAAAAATTCGTGTGTTGGGCGTTGCTGTAGCGCAGCAGCGGGAAACCCAGCGGGCGCGGCAGTTGGAGTTCCTTCAACTGACCGCCAACCCGATAGACATGCAGATCATCGGGCCGAAGGGGCGGGCGCAAGTGCTGCGCAACGTCGCCACCGAGATCGGTCTACCGGGTGAGAACATCGTCCCCTCCGAGCAAGAGATGGATCAAAAAGAAAAGCAGGCTCAAGCGATGGCCGCGCAACAGGGCATGGTCGGTCATGCGATGGGGCCGGGAGGACAACAAGGACCGCCCGCACAGGGTGGACAGCCCGGCTCACCGCAAGCTGGCGGTCCACCGGGTGGTGCGCCGGGCGGCGGCGGACCCCCCCAACCGCCGCCCGGTCAGCCGCAAGGGCAAACGGGCGATAGGGGGCCGAGGGTGAATACAGTCAATCCGAACTACGGCGGCGGTGCGCCGATAGGAGGAGGTCCGCATTGAGCGACCCTTGTATGATCCGGCGTATTATGATCTGGGATATGGATCAGTTAGGTCCACTTGAAGAGGAGCGAGCTAATGGCTCGAAATCGCGCAATGGCAGGTGCAGGATCGAAGCGGATGGGCGGGATCGGCGCAAAACCGGCGATGCCGAAGACACCGATGGCGGGCAAGCCGCCCGGAGGCCCCCCTCCCGGTTTGGGCGCGCCTCCTAAGCCGCCTAGACCGCCGATGGCTCCGCCCGGTGGCGGCGCAGGCGCGCCCCCTCCAATGCCGGGTGGGGGAGGCCCGCCGCCAATGGGCGGTGGCGGCGGCATGGGCGGTTCTGGTGGGTTCGCTAAAGGCGGGACGGTGGGCCTTGGGGCGAAGAAGTTTGAGAAGGGCGGCGAGGTCAAGGGCGACACGAAGCCCCGCGTCAAGCCGCAAGGCAGTTTTGAATGAACGAAGAGTAGCTTACTCGGGTGAGTAAGTGATGGTTACGGAATACATACCGGGGCAGTTGGAACTGTTCCCATTGGAGGATGTGATGGCCAAAGAGATGAGCCGTTCGGAGAAGCCCGACTTCTTCGCTAAAGGCGGATCGACCAAGATGTTTGAGAAAGGCACTGCGCATGAGGCGCTGCCCGACGTGTCGGGCAAGTCTTCCAATGGCGGCGCGGACGGCAAGGTGGCGGATCGGATCGGCCCCGAGAAGGAAGCCTACACCGAGGGCGTGCGGATGGCCGATGGCGGCGGGTCGAGCGAGATGTTCGGCAAGGGTCACGCGGGCAAGAAAGTGCCGGGAATTTCAGGAAAAGCCTCACAAGAGGGTTGACAAGCCCTCTTTTGTGTGAATGGGGCCTGAGTTCCTTATTCGTTCTCATGTGAGTAACTTTGTTCCCGTACTGTTCACATCACGTCAATGACATAAACTTTTAGGGTGACGATATGACCATCCCGTACAATACGGATCACGGCACCCGTAACGCCGTGCTGGCGGAATTGGCGGCGGACGTGGTTGCCGCAGGCGGGACGGTGCAGGGCATTATCGCCCACACTGCCGGGGAGACGCAACCGAACTGGGTGTTGTTCCTCAATAGGATCATCGCCGGGGCGAACGGGGTCGGCGGCGGCGCGGCGCTGCCGACCTATGTCAGTCTGGATTATAGCGCCTTTCAGTCGGTAGTTAAGGCGATCCAAGCTAAGCTCACCACCCCGCCGCCCGCGCCGACTAACACTGCCCTGCCGGTGGCTTCGTTCACCAGCGGCACCGGCGCGTTGGGTTCTGTCGCCACCTCCACCAACGGCACGTGGACCGGTTCGCCCACGTTCACTTTCCAGTGGTTGCGCAGCGGCGCGAACATCGCCGGGGCGACAGGGATAAACTATACCTTTGTCGTGGCGGACAGCGGCAACACCGTCTCCCGTCGAACCACCGGCACCAATGCGGGCGGCGCGCTGTCAGTGGTGTCCAATGCGCTGGATGCGACATGAACGTGGTGCTTAGAAATTTCCCCAAGCCGCCGTTGGCGGTGGTTCACGCGGACTGCGGTCTGAGTGAGCGGCGGGAGATCGTCGCCCGGATTTGCGACCGCACTAACGAGGTGCTAGAGTATTGCTTCGGGCTGGAAAGCTCCAAGGTGCTGGTCCCGGCGCAGTCCAATATTGACGAGCGCATGCCGTTGTATTTCTTGCGTCCGTGCGTCGAGTACATCAACACCATCATCTTGACGCAGGGGATCGACACCCCCCTGCTGGCGATGCCCGGCGACAACATGGATTATCATCGTTTTGTTCCGTTGACGCGGGAGATCGCAGAAACGTTGAATGCGATCATTGAGGAACTTTAACTTACGTGAGTAAGTGATGGCTGATACGAAACCACGGCATGTGCTGGCTGAGAGCGACGAGCGCACGATGAATAACGATGTTCGTCACCAGTATCGCGTCCTCACCGAGGAGGAGAAGAAGGCGATGGTCGCGATCAAGGATGGGGGTCTAGCGTTCCTTCGCACCCTCGACATGTATTGCCATCCGGGTCGTGAGCTATCGTTGGCCAAGACCAGAACAGAGGAAGCCGTCATGTGGGCGGTGAAAGGATTGACAGGCTGATGGACAAGAAATCCGAGCAGCGCAAGGATAGCAAGTCGTGCGGCGATACCGATATCGGGGTTCACGACTATGGCGCGGGCGGCAAGCGCGAGCAGATGCCTGGGTTGTGGAGTATTGTTGGCAAGGAGGTGGTTGGGCTTGGTCCCGAGCGGCTGATGACCAATTGCTATTGCAAGGAGAAGCCGGGCGAAAAGAACGAGAAGCCAGACTTGATGGATACGATCATCGAGCATGGGCCTCCGTTGCTCGATACATCGAAGCCGCGACGAGTTTTCTAGTGTGGGTGGGGGGCGAAATGTCGGATGTGCGTGATGAGTATGTGCGGGCGTTGTTTGAGTTGAGCAGAGCGGACGTGAACAAGTGGGCGACGTTCGTGGAAGCGTTTAAGGCATTTACGTTGTACGAATACGAGCGGGCGTTGTCAGCGCCTTCCGGCGAAGCGCAGGTCATGGTCGGCATGAACAGACGGATGCGGGACTTGCGGGAGGACTTCATCCATATCGAGAACTTGGCGAACAAAGTTCGCAAACCAGCACACGGCACGATATAGCAAAGTTTAACGAGCAAGTAAGAAAATGGCGGATGTGATCCAAGGGCATGAGGCAATCGGCGGCGCAACCAAGCGAGGAGCGCCCGATCCAAGTGTGAGAGTTCCCGATGGGGTGCGTGCCGCCACTGAGCGCGCCAACGCGCTGGTTGCTCAAGCGAAGGAGGCGAAAGCCGCCAACGCGGCGAGCGGCGCGGATCAGCCGCTGAGCGCTACCGTTCGTCCTCCCGTGCCGAATACAACGCCCAGCACCGTGATTACTGCCAACTTCGATCCGAACTCGCCCAACCCGCCCGATCCGAACGATCCCCGGCTGCAATCGCGCACTACGTCGCCGCCCGCGCCCACGCCTCCAACGCCTCAGAATGAGGGCGATTGGGAGCATCAGTTCCGGTCGCTTAAGGGGCGTTACGACCGTGAGACTGAGGAGAAGCGAAGACTTAATCAGCAATTGGTGGATACGCAGCGCTTGTTGGCGTCGGTGGGATCGCCGCCTGCGCAGCAAGAGGGATCAGGGGTGCGGTTCAACCTTACGATCCCGCCGCCCGGTCGCCGGGTGACGCCGAAGGAGGTTGAAGAGTACAGTCAAGAACTGATCGATATTATGGGGCGGCGCGCGGCAGAGGTTTACGAACCTTTGTTGCAGCAAGTGGTGGGCGAACTTCAACAGGTGAAACGTCAGATCGGCGGGGTGCAGAACACCGTCGTCTATGACGCTCGCGTGCAGATGTACAAGGACTTGGAAAAGGAGGTGCCGAACTGGGACGCGATCAATAACTCACAACAGTTTGGAGCGTGGCTGGATCAAATCGATCCGATCTCGCACCAGACACGACGTAGCTTTTTGAATGCTGCCCACAATAACAACCTGACGGGTCAAGTTGTGGACATTTTCAGAGGCTTCCTATCTGATGTGGCGGCGCGACAACCTGCGAATGGCGCAGGTCAGACACCGGGCAATGGAGCAGGTTACTCACGAGAGTTATCGGCCCCCACCCCGCAGTTTGATCTGGCTCAGTTTGCAGCACCGGGCCGAGCCAAGACGGGGCAAACGACTGTCCCCCCCGAGAAGCCGATCTTCGCACGTGCGGATATAACCCAATTCTACCGCGACAAGACGGCTGGCAAATACGCTGGACGAGAAGCTGAAGCGGCGGCAATCGAAGCCGCTCTCTTTAGCGCGGGAAATGAGGGACGTATCCGCTAGGTTTAACCCTTCGCTCTAAAGAGCGATGAGCCTAACGGAGATATATCATGGCTCTCGGACTGGCCGGTTCGGCCACGACCCCTCCTATCTACCCTCCGGGTAGTACTTCGACTGACTATGTAGCCGCTGGTTTTATTCCTGAGATTTGGTCAGGCAAGCTGATCGAGAAGTTCTACGCCGCTACGGTGTTGGCGGCGATCAGCAACACTGACTACGAAGGCGAGATCAAAAGCTACGGCGACCGGGTTAAAATCCGCACCAAGCCGACGCTGGTGATCAACAACTACTTGGTCAACGGCGACTTGGCGCTGCAACGCCCGGCAGGCTCCAACGTCGAGCTTACTATCGATCAAGGCAAGTACTTTGCCGCGATCTTGGACGACGTGATCGAGAAGCAATCGGACATCAACAACCTCTCCATCTGGGCGGATGACGCATCCGAGCAGATGAAGATCACAGTCGATACCGATGTGCTGTTGTTCATGATGAACCAAGCCAATCCTGCCAATATGGGTGTGGCCGCAGGGGCGATTTCGGGCAACATCAACCTCGGCGTCACCGGCACTCCCGTCGCCACTGTGGGCCGCAATCCCGCCACCGGGCAGGTCGAAATCATTGACGTGCTGCTGCGGATCGGGCAGGCGCTGGACGAACTCAACATCCCTGAAACCGGGCGCTGGATCGTCATGCCGACGTGGGCGACGTTCCAACTCAAGCGTTCGGAACTGCGTGAAGTGTTCGTCTCGGGCGATCAAGTGAGTATCTTGAGAAACGGCAAGTTCGGCCAGATCGACAGGTTCACCATCTATGCCTCCAACTTGCTTCCGTTCGGCGTTGCAGCCGGGCTGGCGGCGGGCGAATGGGTGATCTACGGCGGGCACGCGCATGGGCTGACCTTCGCCTCACAGATGACCAATGTCGAGACGATCCGTTCGGAGCGGACGTTCGGTCAAATTCTGCGTGGGCTACAGGTGTACGGCAGGCAGGTTCTCGACAACAAGGCGATCTGCCAAGCCATTGTGACGCAGGCGGGTCCGTAGCGTTTACGCAGCGCTACCCCCACTGCTAGGCCCCGGTGCGCAACCTCCCGTGCGCCGGGGCTGCTTACACGATGACTTACTCAAGAGAGTAACATGGCTCAGTTCTACTACACGGTTACCGCCTATGTGGACACGGCGCGCACCGTGTTGCAGGATTTGGTCGCCCCTTATCGCTACCCCGATGGGAACGTGATCGGGGCGCTTAACATCGCGATGGCTGAGCTTGGCCGGATCAGGCCCGATATCCTACTGGATTTGAAATATCAACGTCCGTTGACCAAGGGCGATATTGGCGACGGCGTGCCGGGGCCGTACACGACCAGCGATATCGTGGTCAACTCGGACGGCACATATAACATCGCCAAAGGCACCCTCGTCCCCGTGCCGGTCAAATACTACCAAGCGGTGAACTGGTTCGTCACTGGCTGGCTGCAAATGTACGACGTGGCCGACACGCAGGATCAGCGCGCACAGGGCTTCATGGCTAAATTCCAGCAGCATCTTTTAATGCTGAACGCGGCGTGAGGGCGCTATGACCACCACCAACATGGCTCGCTTGCAAGACCGCGTACGGATCAACGCGCCCGGCGCAGGCGACGGCATGGTCCGCATGGAGATTTTTGAAATCCTCAAGGAGTTCTTTCAGCGCACCAACATCTGGTTGCTTGAGCTACCGATCTTTATTGTTCCAACCACCAACGATTACATGCTGACGACCGGACAGAATGTGGTCGTCAACCGGCTGATGGGGTTGGATCGACCGCGCTCGCCCCCGCCGCCCGTTGGGCCTTGGCCTCCGAACTATGTACCGATGTGTCCTCCCCAGTACCTCTCGGTAACACAGAGCGAGGAGCAGCCATATACAGAGGCTCAGAACCCGATCTTTCGGACGCAGCGCGCGGGGGCACTTTTGAACGCTGGTTCGAAATGTCCTATTCTGCGCATCTTTCAGAACCCTTATGTCAACGAGACGTGGATCGCCACGCTGGCGCTGAACACCTGCGACCCGACTGACCCGGACGGCTTCGTCACCCCGCCTGATTGGATCATGGAGAAGTATTTGTCGGGAATGGCGTCCGGGGTGATTTCGCGGCTCATGCTGCAACCGGGCAAACCCTATTCCTCTATGCCGGGATCGCAGTACCACGGGCGTAAGTTCAACGAGGCGGTCGGGCTGGCGCGCACCGAAGCGCGGCAGATGTTCACTTATGGTGCGCAGCGGTGGACCTTCCCGACCGGGTGGAACAGTCGATTTAGATATTTCGGCTCTTACACGGGGTATGTCGGATGAACCAACAATACCCCTATTTGATCCCCGGCATGCAGGGCGACCCGGCATCGTTCGTCGCCAACTCGACGTTGCAGCTTGGCGCATACACGAAGCCTCTGGATGCGCGCACGTTGATCAGCGTGGATTACAGCCAGCTTATCCCAGCGGTTACTCTGGAGGGTTACTCGTTCCGGGTTAGGCCGGGCGGCTCGCCGCAGCTAGGGATTGACGCCGCCGCTATCGACACCACGGAAACGCTGCTGACGTTCTATCTTGAGGGCGGTATCGGCGGGCAATCGTACGAGATCATCATTAACGCTTCTTTGGCGGATACCGAGGTGCGTAGCGATAGGCTTACCGTCAACGTGCTTGGTGACGATGGTTGCGGCTGCATGAGCCTGCTCTCCCCCATGCCGCCTGTCGGC